TAAACCTTTTTTAGAAATTTTTGCCAGACCTTTGGGTCTTGAGTTCGGAAAGTTTTTCGATACATAAAGATGGCTTCACACTCTCTCCAGCCAATCTTATGAGCCGAACGTAATTTATTTATATCGAACTTCTCAGCCTGAGTTTCATATGCATGGGCGTCCAACTCATCAGGATTGCCATAGTACATCGCCTTCATCTTATTCTGTTTTGGCTTTGGTTTATATTCTTTCTGTAAAAGAAATGGACGTTGCCTTTGCTGATGCTTATGGCGATACTCGTGGTGAATTGCACGAATAACTTTTATAGCCAAATTCTTCGCACCCTTCTCAGTTATGGATACTTTCTGAACATCCTTTGGGAAATTCAATTGAATGTATATGTGTTCTGGAATAATATCAGAAATTCGATTACAGTAATGTCCGTTCACAATTACATTGTGATCAGGATAGTAATCTTCTTCAAATCTTCCAGAGGAAAAGCAAACAATGAAAGGTTTGAATGTTTTGTTCAACTGACGAATCATAGTTGGTACATGTTTCTCGCCGACCCAATTTTCGGCAAGAGCATAAACCTTCTTCTCAATCTTCTGTAGTTTCATTACACCTTCAGATTCTTGAACTTGTCTGTACTACGACCACGATCAAAGACTGGCTTTGATTCTGCTTCTTGCATCACAGCATCTTGGGCTTTCTGCTCAAGATCATACAACTTCATCTTTGCTCGGTCAATACCAACTGTGAATCTCTTATGAAGATTCGGATCATTATAACGATTCTTCAACTGCTTCACAAGGATCTGATTCAACTGTTGCAACTCTTCAGTACTCACCAATGCAAACATAAAGTCAGCGGTGGCTGGCAAACCAAACGATTCTGAAGTATCCTCTAGCCCAGGATCCGAGTTGCTAAAGCCAGATCGAGTCGTCTGAGTAGCCGAAACAATGGGTACATTATTCTCCACCGCAAGACCACGAAGTTCTTCCGCAATCGCTTTGATATAGGTGTAGGAGTTGACATTCGCACCTGCTTTGATTCTCGCCGACGCACAGATATTTAGATAGTCGATGAAAATAATATCAGGGCGAAAGTTTTTCTTCAACGCAAGATCGTTGATCAATGCACGGAAGTGAGCAGGATTGGCAGATGCAGTTGGATATTCCTTGATGATCAACTTGCCTTTGACCTTCTCCTTGAGTTTACCCATGCGCTTCTCATACATGTCCTTTGGCATGTTCATGAGATCATCAAGAGAGACATTCAGAAGATTCGCATCAATACGTTCAGCGATCTTTTCTTCAGCCATTTCTAGAGTAATGTATAGAACGTTGTAGTTCTGAACCAAACAACTAGCAGCCACATGGCACATAAACAAAGACTTGCCGACACCAGTACCTGCAAGAGCAATGTTAAGGGTCTTTTGCGGCAATCCACCTTTAGTGATCTTGTTGAAGTATTCAAGATCGAAGGGGATTCGTTTCTCGATACGATGATAGAAATCATACCGATCAGCGTAATTATCCAAAAAGTCGTGACCAATAGAAGGATCGAAACTAACCCCCAAAGCATCAGACAAAAGAGCAGGAATGCTTCCTTTGCCCCTCGCCTCATCTTTGCCATCAAGAATCTGAATTGAGTCCATGATAGCATTATAGATTGCCTTTTCTTGGCAAAACTTTTCTGTAGTGTCAAGAAGCCATTCGAGTTTTTGTTCTGACTTGTCACTTGATACTTCCTTGAGTAGGTCAAGAGACTTATTTAACTCAACTTCAGTGAGTTTCGTAGACTCTTTGAGAGAAATTTCAAGAGCCGCAATCGGAGGAAGACTATTATACTTTAGGATGAATTCCTTTATTTGCTCGAAGAGTTTTCTTTCGTGGCTTTCGGTCAGATACTCCTTCTTCAGAAATGGCAGAGACTTCCTCATATAAGTCTCGTTCCGAATCAGATTCGACAAGATCAAGTTTTCCGTTTTCATTAAAACCCTTCTCTAGATTTTTTATAGCATTATAAATCATACTACGCATTACGTTTTGAGTAAAGCGAATAAAACTTCTTGACTTCACATCACAATTATTAACATTCGATATAATATCAAAATCAAAAGTCAACAATCCATTTTCACCAACTGTAACATTAGTGTACTCAACAATTACACCATCATACTTTCCTAGTAATTTAACCGCAAATGATCCAGGTAGACCATTTAAATCTAAAAAGAAAGTATAATGTTTGTCAAGTGTGATGAACTTTCGCGCATACCAAAACTCATATTTGGCAATGAGATCTTGAATTTTACTCATGACCATCGTCTACAACCCCATCAATCAAATTGCCAGCCACTGCTGCACTGAACTGGTAGTTACTACAGACCCACTCTTTGAATTTTTCATCAGCAAGAATAGGATCCCAGAACTCTGCGCACTCAGTATCAGCCAAACGCCACTTCTTACTATCAACTTCACCAGTTGCAGTATTCACTTTGGCATACCAACCTACATTTGGCTTCGTAACATGACCAGACTCAAGTGCCATGTCAAGAAGACCACTGTACTTAGAAATGCCACCATCGAAACGAACAGTGACTGGAATCTTGGCTTTCTCACGAACATAACGAGATTTTTCTACATTGATAATAAAGTTGTAACCAATGAGATCTGTGCCATCTTTTTCCTGCTGCCTTCCTAGAATGTAAATGTTATCAGCCGAGTAATAAGAGCCTGTTCCGCCACCGACAATATCCTTGGGATACAAACCTATTTCCTTATAGGTGTGATTTACTACGACCATAGGAATGTCTTTTAGGGTGAGGTGTGGTGTCACCATACGGAACAGGGATTTGATTTGCTTGGCGCGACTCATGTCAGCAACTGACTTACCATCCATCGCATCCTCAACTTCTTTCTTCGAAGCCAAGTTACCAATTGAGTCAATTACGATCATGACTCGCTCGCCACGCTCGATGTTACTCAACTGCTGCATGATATCAAACTTCAATTGCTCAACGTCTGTGATTGGAGTATGAACAACGCGATCGGTATCAATACCAAACGAAGTGAAATAGTTTTGCGGAGTACCAAACTCAGAGTCATAGAAAAGAACAACTGAATCGGGATACTTGTCTTGATATGCCTTTGCCATCAAGAGACTGAATGCAGTCTTGAAGTGCTTACTCGGACCAGCCCACATCGTGAGACCAGGAGTGAAGCCTCCATCAAGATCACCAGAGAACGCAACATTCACTACAGGAATGCTGGTCTGAATCATATCCTTTGCAGCAAAGAACTTAGACTTCGCAAGAATTGCGGTGTCTTTGATTGTCGTATTCTTCTTTAGTTTTTCAAGCAAACTCATGTGTATTTCTCCGTTTGGGGACTAATCTATTATAAACCATTTTATTCAAAAAAGCAATCCAGTGAATCAACTTTTTCACTTTGCCAATCAATAGCAGATAAAATGATATCAAGAGGCTCAAGAAATGACTTATCAAATTGTAAGTCATAATCAATATATTGTTCAGCACCCAGTTGCTTTGGTAAACCAGACAAGAATGCAAGAGTATTGTTGTTGAAGATATTTGGTTGCTTGAGATAAACAAACTTGATCTTCTCACCTTCTTGAATTTGTTGGTATCGTTTTGTGAGATTCAGTTCACGCAAGAAGTGATTGTAAACGAGAGCACCCTTGACATGAATTGGTGTACCTTTCTTGAAGATACTTGCAGAATCACCATACTCACCAAGACCATTTACCGATCTCGGGAATGATATGTCTTCAACAGGCAATTTTCTGAACTCTAAACGAAACTTGTCGATGAACTTATGCAAATCATCTTGACTCTGAGTCATGATGATATTGATTGCTTCTTTAATCTTGGCACGACAGGCGGATGGGGTTGATGACTTCACAGCCTCAAGACCCATGATCTTGAGTTTAGGTTTGGCATACGCCACACCTTCGCTGTTGTGCACATTCAGAATATATCGCTTTTTCGCAGTCCAGATTGCTTTGTCAGCAAGAGACTCACGTTTCATTTCCATGCGCTGTTGATACGCATTGACATATTCTTTCAATTCTTCATACGATGCATCAATGAACGGCTGGATCTTATCATCACAAACCTTATCCATAAACTTGATAACTTTTTTAGTGTCATCAACATTCGGATACAACTTCTTGACCAATGGACCCATGTTTAGATAGATCGAGTCAGTATCCGAAGCAATCACATAATCTTCGTCTTGAGTCTTGAGAAGTTTGTTCATATACTCGTTGATCTTCTTTTCAATCCAACGAATAGACAACTGACCTGCTGTAGTAATGCCCTCGGCGATACGAATATCAAAGAAGCGGAAATATTGATTGCCAAGTGCACCGTAAGCAGAGTTCAGAGTAACTTTCTTTGCCAACTGAAGATTGTTATATCGTGCGACTTGTTTCTCAAGATACTGCACTTGATTCTTATCTTCAAGAACAGTTTCGATTTTCTTTTTGGCTTCAATTGCCAACTTCTTGTAGCGTGTACGATCTTTGTACATGCTATCCATAATCTCAGGAAGAACACCTTGACCCTTGTTTACATGAAACAACTGACCATTCGGAGTTACAGTGGCTCCGAGATCTTTTAGAATTTCAGTGTCAACTTCTTGATTGAGCAGATTCTCAACATTCACATTACAGTTCTGAATAAAGCCACGCATGTTATCAGTATACTTCGTTGGTTCAATCAAAGTCTCCATCGAAATGTTATACTGCATGATCAAGTGCGGATACAGACTGTTCAAGTCAAATGACGCAACCCATTCGTGCATGCCAAGGATCGGGTCTTTGACATACGCACCTTCATACTGCGAACTCTTTGATCCCTTCTTCATTTGAGGGATGACAATCTTTTTCTTCAACAAGTAATTGTAGACAATCGCGTCCCACATACGAACCTGCGTGAACACATCATCGTAGTTTACTTTGTTGTCATAAGCAAGAGTCAACGCCAACTCAATCAACTTCATCTTGTCTTCGAGTTTCTCGACCAACTCGACATCCTTGATGTTATACTCAATGAATTTTTGATAGTCGTGCTTGTAGAGTTGGTGCAGCGTTTCGAATTCAGAGTAATCTAATTTCTTTTCACCCAACTCAACGTGAGCAATATTGTCTAGTCTGTACGACTCTTGCTGTGAATAAGTAAACTTGCGATAGAGTTGAATGTAATCAAGAATTGCAATTCCAGAAATATCATAGAACTGCACAGGACGATTCATCATCACAGTATCGCGTTTGCTGATACGATTCCAAGGAGAAAGTTTCTTGGCTTCATCTTCACCAAAGAGTTTGGTGATACGATTCGCAAGATATGGAATATCGAATTGCTCGACGTTCCAACCAGTGACTACATCTGGATGCCATCTTGTCCATAAGTCGAGGAATCTTCGTATAAGGTCGGACTCATCGCGACACTTTGCATAGTGCACGTCGTCACGATGCTTGTTATAATCGCCGCAACCAAACACAAAATAATTACCCTTGACTTTGATAGAGATTGCTGTGATTGATTCATTTGCATCTCTTGGTTCTGGAAATCCGTTTTCGGATCCAACTTCGATATCAAGATAGGCAATAAGTATTTTACTGACATCCCAAAGAATATCGTCAGGATACTCATCAGCAATATAAGCATACTCATAGCGATTATTCCCAAAAACAGGAAAATTGTCGACACTTTCGTACCTCTCTAAGAATTCACGACACTCAGGAATTGTTCCTGGCTGAATTGGTTTCACATACTCGCCAGCAAGAGTTGTATACTCAGACTTTTCTTGGCTGGAAAGAAAAAAGGTCGGACGGAATTCGACCTTCCGTCTGACCCTCTTATCATTCTCTACGCCTCTGAGAAGGATAAACTTTCCAGAGACGCAGATGTTAGTATAAAAATCGGACATATTACCCCAAAATCAAATCCTTGGGAGGAACGACAATTCCTGCCCCGAAGATTTGATTATACCCGTTTTTCACTTCCTCGGCAACATCACCAGCAGTAATAATCTTGTCACGACTAATTGTGAAAGGACCATCAGCGGCTTGCATCCAAGGCATAAATCCAAGAGCAGGACCATCTTGTCGACGTTGCATTACGCAAGCAACAGGATTCTTGAAGGTGATCAGATCCCCTTCTTCATTTGTAATTTCTACTACTAATTCCTCGCCACTTACGAGTTTCAGTGCTTTGATGTTCGACATTTTGCTTCTTCCTTTTGTAATTATCAAATAAATCTTTTTCTCTCAGACTTTGAGGCAATCCATTTCGATAGAAAACGTCATGTGCCATTGTCCAAGTATCCTTGCCAACTTTGATGTACCAACCACCAAACTCTTTGATCTCTATTTCTTTAGAGACCATAAAGTCATTTAGTTCTCTGAGAGAGTGCATTATTCACTATCACCTGCATCACGATTTTCAGTATTATGTCGCTTCATCTTGAAGCCAACATGATTGGCGTGAGCATTTATCATTGATCGACGAAGATCACCACGTGCATGTTGGTCGCCAGTAAAGTTATACACTTGACCCATTGTGAGCATGCGCTTGATGCTGCGTGGAAGTTTTGCGCTAAAAAAGTCACTACGATTAGCCATTGAGTAATTCCTCACACTTCTTTGTAAATCTTTCATTTTGCCCTGGATGAAAACTTTGGTACATATGCCAGAACAAATCCATTGTTGTACCATCTCTATTTGTAAGACCAAATGTTGTGCCGATGCCATACTTCGGCATACCATCAGCAAGATCCCAATATGGTGGTGCATCCTTTGGTTCCCAATCCATACGAATTGGCGGTGCATCATAACGCAACGGCATCAAGATCTCAATAGGTATATTACTCTCTCTGGCTCTAAAAGTCAATTCTTCTGCAACATCACCGCGATAGTTTGGCATAAA